GATGGAGGAACCTTCTAATGAAAATCATTAGAGGAAGAGAAAGGAAAACGATTGAAGCAGAAGATTTTGCAGAATTTGAAGCTGCCGGATGGGTGGCTTTGAAGCCGGAAACACCGGCATTTTCTAACAGCCAAAAGGAGAAAAAATGGCAGTTACAAAGGGAAGTTCCGGTGTCATCAAAGCCGGAAGTCAAACAATCGGAGAAGTCAAAAGCTACTCCATCGACTCCACAGCCAACACCATCGACACAACCCAACTGAGCGATTCAGCGACATCTTTTGTTGCCGGAAACACCAGTTTTTCAGGTAGTGCGGATGTCTTTTGGGACCCAGACGACACAGGCCAGCAGGCTGTAACGATTGGAAGCAGTGTCACGCTAAACCTTTATCCAGAAGGAACAGCAACGAGTTCCAAGTATTACAATGGGACTGTGATCATCACCGGAATCAGTCGCTCTGGGGCCATTGATGGAACTGTAGACGCAACCATCAGCTTCCAAGGCTCAGGCGCACTAACCGAAACCACAGCCTAAACAGGTCATGTCTGAAATTTTACAACGAGCAAAAGCTCACTACCGTGATCGCTTGGCTGCACCTCTTCAATTCGTTGAAGTGCCAGAGTGGCCTGACGACAAAGGCGAACCTACTAAAATCTTCTATCGCTCTTCCATGACGTTGAGCGAGCAACAGGAGATTCTGGCGCTAAATAGTGCTGGCAAGGTTGGCGAAGCCTTAACTGCCACCTTGATTGCCAAAGCCTTGGATGCTGAAGGCAAAAAGGTTTTCAAGGTGGTGAATCGCACTGAATTCATGCGAAGCGTTGATTCTGAGGTAATCGCCAGAATTGTGTCTTCAATGAATGCAGACGATGGTCTAACAGATGAGGAGATTGAAAAAAACTGAGAGAGTCGCCTGACCTGATGACCATCTTTGCTCTAGCTGAAACGCTTCATCAACCACTTTCAGAGGTAATGAGCTGGACACTGGACGAGGTGAAGGGTTGGGTGGCTTATTTCAACATTCAGGCTGAAAAGAGAAACCAGAAGTAATGGCAACCAATACCACGATCACGATTTCAGCCGTTGACAAAACCCAAGCGGCTTTTAATTCGGTTGATCGTTCTTTAAAAAAAGTTGAAGCAACCAGCGCAAAGGTCGCAAGAAGTGTTGGAGGACTAACCACTGCACTGAAGGCCACAGTTGCTGCTTTTGCCGTTGATCGACTAATTGAGTTTTCTGATGCTGCTGCCAACATTGAAAATCGCCTGAAGCTGGTTACTTCTACCACACAAGAACTTACCCAAGCACAATCCGCACTTTTTAAAATCAGCCAGGAAACAGGCCAATCTTTCCAATCCACGGCTGATCTTTATTCGCGCCTCGCCAGAGTCACAGGACGGTTAGGTGTTTCCACTGCTGAACTGGAAGAGGTAACACGCTCGCTAGGCAAGGCGATAGCCATTTCTGGATCTACTTCAGAATCTGCCAATGCTGCAATTATTCAGCTAGGGCAAGGTTTCGCTTCTGGTGTCCTGAGAGGCGAAGAACTCAACTCTGTGATGGAGCAAACGCCAAGAGTGGCGCAGGCTATTGCCGATGGGCTAGGCATTACGATTGGCGAACTTCGAGAATACGGCAAGCAAGGCAAGCTTTCCGCTCAGACGGTTTTTGAGGCGCTGCAGTCTCAGGCTGGAGTCCTAGAAGAAGAGTTTGCCAGGACGAACCGAACGATTGGGCAAAGCTTCACAATTTTAGAAAATTCTGGAATTCGCTTGGCTGGCATTATCAACCAAGTTGCTGGAGCCAATGAAAGTCTTGGAGGTGCTATCCGAGATGTAGCGGCTGCACTGGATGCCATTACAGAATCGGATGTTGCCTTTTACATGGACGTTCTCACGGGAACAATTGGGGCCATTGTCGATGTCTTTACGAATGTAATTGACAAAATTCAGCAGTTCATCAGTCAGGATGATGAGGTTCTGGGTTATGCTTCCATTTTTGCCAAAATCCGGCTTGGTGTTGAGTTACTGAGCGCAAGCATTCAATTCCTAACGGATCTGATTGCAGACTCTTTTATAGGCATGGCCTTCCGAGCCTTAGAGATCACATTCAAAACCATCTCTGCAGACATCAATCAGTTGATTGGCAATGTGATGCTGCTGGATGATGCCTTTGATGTTTTTGCGGCAACGGCTCAATTGATGGCAGCCAAGGCTAATCCGTTTGGAGATGTTGAAGAAGCCTTACAGAAAGTCATTGTTGCACAAGAAAAACTCTCTGAGGAAACCAAAAAGGTAGGCCAAGAATATATCACCGCAAAAGATGAAATTGCCAAAATCAAGATCATTACAGATGAAACGACAGGAGCTGCCAGCCGAGCCTTGGAGGTTTATCAGCAGAACGTCCAAACTGCACGAGACACCTACACCACCAGCCTAGCCAATTATGAGCTAGGACTTCAGCAGGAATTTGTTGAAAAGAAAAAAGCTGAATTCCTATCTGAACAAGCTGAATCCACGAAAGTTATTAAGAAATCGCAGGAAGAACTTCTGCAACTCAAGCAAAAGCAGGAAGCGGCAGAAGCAGCCTCTGTGCTTGCTGCTCTCACCTTCCAAGGCATCACTGAAAAGGTTGGAGGATTACTTGGCACACAAGGCAGTCTTCAAGAACAATTGACGGCAGCCAAGAAAGCGCAAGCCTTATTACAAGAAAGGCTTTTTGTTTTAGCCAGTTCGACAGGTGATGAGTCCTATAGGCAATTCACTTTGCTGACTTCGATCAACCGAGCTACCAAACAGCAAGTTGCATATCTTGAAGATCAAGTTTCAGCCCAACAAGCCGGATTTCTGGCCCAGGCTGAAAAGGCCAAGCAAGCATTGATTGAACAAGCCACCTATGAAAAGACGGTTGAAGAAGTCGCCAAGATCACCAAGAACCTGCAGGATCAAGAGGCAATTGACTTAGCAACAAAGGCGCTGAAAGAACAAGCCATCTATGAGGAAACAGTTCAAAAGGTTGCAAAGATTACAGAGCAGTTGCGCAACCAAGAGGCCGTTGACTTAGCGACTAAAGCCTTGGTTCGCGCCAGAAATGAAGAAAAGTCTTTAAAACTATTAGAGAGACAGTCCAAGCAAGCCAAGGACATTGCCAAAGCCTTAAATGCTCAAGAGCAACTCAAGGCCTTAAAAGCTCAGGACGATCAACTCAAGGCCCAGGCGGAATCCATTCGCCAGATCAATAATGTGCAGGCCATTGCTCTTGCCACAGCAGTAGAACTTGAACAGTTGACGCTGGAGCAGGCCACAGCCCTTGCTGCAGAGTTAGGCATTCAAAAGCAGCTCACCAAAGAAATGGATGATCGGCTTTCTCTAGCAGAAAAATACACAAAAGAAGTATTGAAAGGGGTTCGCGCAGGAGCGCAAGCCATCACTGAATCAGACACAGCGCAGGCTGTAATGGCAGCGGCTGGCCCATCTGGACAACGGGCTGCGAATGTCGCCAAGATCACAGCAGACAAGGGACTAGAGCAAGGGCTACTGGCGTTGGTTCTCAGCAACGAAAAAGTGCAAGAAGCCTTAGCGAAAGTTTTTGATGCGCTCTTTGCTTTGGTTGATCCGATTATCGACTTACTGGTTCCTGTGGTAGAAGCTTTGATTCCAGTAATCGAAGCAATGCAACCTATTTTTGAGAAACTGCAAAGGCCGATTGAAAAGCTCGCACCTTTGTTGGTAAAGCAGATTGAACTATTAGCGCCACTGATTGACGCCATCTTGTTTTTGGTGGAAGGCATTGAATCCGTTTTTGGTGCTTTTGAGAACGCCATGCAAGGCATTTTTCAGCCAATCTTGGATTCATTCAATGGTCTTGGCTCAATGTTTCAAGATCAACTGGTTGATCCATTGAAGAATGTTTTCAGCAGAATGCTGACAGGACTGCAGGAGTTTGGGGGTGCAATCCAAGGCACGTTTGAACAGGTTTTGTTGGATTTTAGAGATGCCTTTGGAAACTTGGTTGGAGGAATTGAACACGTTTTTGAACAAATCTTCTCAGGTGGAATTTTCAACTTTGTTGATTTTATACGCCAGAAGGTAATTGACATTTTCAAAGCCTTCGTACCTGGCGGAACCATTCCGCTATTACCAAATCCTTTCCATATGTTTGGTCTTGGGCCAAAGAATCTTCTGGAATTTAAGTTCGCCAAAGGTGGTTATTTGAATGGGCCAAGCCATGCCGCAGGAGGTATGCCTGCGATGGTAGGGGGCCGAATGCCAGTGGAGTTGGAAGGTGGCGAGTTTATCATTCGCAAATCTGCCGTTGATCAGTTGGGAACAAACCTTCTGAGTCTGCTTAATAGTGTCACCGATTCAGGACGCAAGAAACAGATGAATCAGTTGCTTGGGCCTGCCATGAGCTTTGGCGCAGGCGGACTTGCTCAAGGACTTTTGGCAAGCAACAAAAGCTTTGGGAAGGCTGGCTTGTCTCTCAGAGACTTGGGTTCTGTTGGGAATCTGATTGCCGATGTTGTTGGCAATTTTGGCGCAGAATTAAAGCTTGGAATTCCCAATTTGGCAGAAGGCAGGATTGGCTTTTTAGCGGCAGGCGGATTAGTCAGCGAAGGGAAAACCGCTTCACCTGTCAACTATGGTTTTGAGGCTGGCAATGATCTGCTTGGCAGAATCAAAGTTGGGTTGATGGGCCGCTTTTTCCCTCCTGCCATTGGTTTAAATGCCAGCTATTCCAAGCCTTCGTGGTGGCCTTTCGCTCAAGGCGGAAGCATTCCAACACTGAGAGGTGCAGCCATGAGCCAGAACTATCAAGCAGCGCCAAAAATTGACGTTAATATCTATGACGGCACAGGCCAGCTGATCAGTCAGTACGATTCTGCCATTCGCGTAGAAATCAAGGAGAGAGCAGCCCGATTTGGTGAATTTCCGGCTGTAGCATGAGTAACCTTTCTTTAAAAGTAACCGTCAGCGGCACAGACTACTATCTCAGTGATGAAACCTTTTTAAAAACAGATGCCAACTTTCATTATGGATTTTTACTCAGTGGGCCAAGGATCAAAAAAGGCCAAGTCAAAGGCGGATTTTATGATTTTGAAGTGGGCCAGGTGCAGATAGAAAACAGGCCACTAGATGAAAATCATCCGTTTGGTGGAAGCCGCTACACCTCCTTAATTCAGAATCTGGGAACAGCCTATCCTTTCACCTTCCAGTATGGCTTGCAGGATTATGATTGGATCACCGGAACCTTAGTCTTGGAAAAGGTGGACAGAGAGGCCTTAACCTTTTCAGTAAATGCCACAGAGTACAATGTGGATGCCACTTCTACGGTGACAGACAACTCAGGCAATACAGTAACGGCTCCCTTTGCCTATGGAGCCGTTACGCACTTTACCCCATTGATTCGCACCACCAGCAACCGCTGGCATAATCCAACCGGACTGACTTCAGGAATTACGGTTTTTGAAGATGGTGTTTCCAGAACGATCAGCGCAATTACCAGTGACTACATAGAAATCACTGGATATTCAGCAGATGCTGGCGAGGTAAGCCTGACAAGTACAAACAGCAAAACACTGGAAGACTTTTTTGATTATGTGGCAACCCAGCTTTCCTTGAGCGTTAGCACGGCAGACACCACAAGGGCCACCAATGCGAGTTCCTACGATGTAAAGATCAAAGTTAATGCTCCGATTCCTTTGCTTGAGTTGGCTTCTGATGTGGCTGCTGCCTACAACCATCAGTTTGACATTCGCCAGGATTCCAGTGGCAACTCCACACTGCACTTGATTGATCGGGCCTATGCTGGAGCCAGTATCACCAGTTACAAAGATTATGAACTACTAACGAGTAACTACACGCTTGGATTCCCTTTGGGTGGCGTTTCTTCTAGTTGGGGAATCAATGTAGTCGAAGGCGGAAGGTTGGTTGGAAAGTCTACGAGTGCCAGAAGTGCCAATAAACCCAAAGGCCGAGAGTTTTCTGTAAACGCTTATGCAGATCAGTATTCAGACATTACCAGAGTCCAAGGCCGGATTGATGCGATCAAGGATATTGAAAAACTTAGTAAGGCCAGTGTGACGATTCCAGACATCAACACCGAGATTGAGTTAGGAGATAGAATTCGATTCAGAAGGCTTCAGGACTTTCTCGAATGCACCTTGACGGTTCGCTCGATTGATTATGATTTTTCAGCGAGAACCACAGCCTTGGAAGGAGACGCAACGCTTTCAGAATTTAAGAGGGATTTCTGATGAGGATTCTATATCAAGATCGCGTTACTTCGATCAGCACTCAGGAAGGCAACCTCACCGGATTTCCCATTGCCAATGTGCAAGGGGATATTCCACGGCAAGCTTTTATTTCTTCTGGGACTACTGAAGTCATTACAGTGTCCTGCAAAGGAACAGTTGACGATCCAGTTCAGGCTTTTTTTGTTTCCAATCTGCTGGCGGACTCTGCCACTTGGGTTTTAAATTCAACAGATTCCGATTATGCCAATCCAAGCCAGATTGAAACCGGAACGCTTCGCACCACTTACGGACTAGACTCAACGCTAGGGGGAAACTCAGCAACCGGATCAACTTTTTTTGCAGATCAAGCGGCTTATCTGCCAGCTCAGTTCATCACTTTTACCAATGAGCAATCTGCCTACTGTCAGTTAGTTATCACGCTAGTGACCAGTGTAAATGTTGGCGAGAAAAATCTAGCAGGTAATGGGGCAGCTCGCTGGAATCAAGATTCTACAGTCTATGGCAGATTTGAAGACTCTGCAGGATCAGCCATCAATGTGATTGATCACGGTAGAATTTTTGTGGGTTCGCATGTCGGAACGGCTGCAGTCGCTCAAACCTATGACAGCAACACCACACTTTCCTCCAGTTCCGGTGGTGCAATTGTCATTATTAGCCCTTTGTCTGTTACCAATAACGCAGTGGTGAGAATTGAGAACGGAAGTAATGATTCTGTGGTTGAGATTACGAGCGTTACCTCTTCAGGTCAGATTCTGCAAATCACTGGAGATGGGACGGCTGCAGACAGTGTTCAGCTAGATTCAGCAATTACTGACACGAATGACTTACAAGCGATATTTAATCCGCTTCGAGTTGGAATCTTACGAGTGGGAAAGGTGTTGACGCTTCCAGATGCAAGGCCAGGAGCCACAAAAAGCCTGAATGATTATTCGGTACGCAGGCCTCAGCCCACAGGTGGCTACACCTATCAGCAAAGGCCAGTTGGTCATTCTGTAGGATTAAGTTTGGTTTTAACCAACACTCAGGCTGAAGACTTGGAAGCCGTCGCCAGAAGCTATCGCTCGAAACCAATGCCGATTCTCTGGGTGGAGGACATGCCTGCAACATTTAAGGAAAAGTCCAATGCCACAGGATTTTATTATTTGAACCCTCCGAGTTTTGGGCATATTAGCCGAGACTATCAATCCTGCGCCCTACAATTAACTGAGGTGATTTAATGGGAACAAATACTTTAAAAACTGACATTGTCTTCCCAACTACATCAGATGGTTCCCTTTCCTTGTTTGGGAACAGTTCCGGCTCTGCAACCTCCACAGGAATCACGATTGATTCTTCTGGAGTTGTCACCACCACAGGAGCCTTGGATATTGGCAATGCAACCAGCGACACGGTAACCGTCACCGCAAGATTTGATTCGGATTTGATTCCTTCAACGGACAACGCCAGAGATTTAGGCTCAGTCACCTTGGAATGGAAGGACTTGTACCTCGATGGCACAGCCTACCTAGACACCGCAGACATTGGCGTTGCCACGATAGGGACAGCAACCGCCACCACTAGCTTCAATGGTAATCTGAACAGTGATCTGATCAGCGCAGAAACCAGTGGCTCTGATGTCTTGTTTGGTGACAGCATCGACTTGCAAACCAATATCATTAAAACCAGTGCGACCAATCAAAACATAACTCTAACCCCATCCGGCACAGGTGGTGTTGTGGTGTCAGGTGGAACCAATCCAGCCAGCGTAGCACTTAATGATGAAGCGAACACCTACTCTGTCACGCTGACCGTACCAAGTTCTGCAAGCCTTGGCTCTAGCTACACGCTGACACTTCCCACTTCTGACGGATCTGTTGGACAAGTGATGATTACTGATGGATCTGGGAACCTCTCCTGGTCTACTGTCAGCGGCACAGGAACTGTCACTTCTATTGCGATTTCTGGAACTGATGGAATTGAAGTGGATTCTGGCTCACCAATTACCACATCAGGAACCATCACGCTTGGGATTGATTCAGGCGGAATCGTAACAGGCTTGGAAGCACTCAGTGGAAATAATCGCTTATCTGTTTCGGCACTAGCGGCAGATGGAGCGCAGAATCAGCAAGGATTAATTTATAATAATGCCACTGGCAATTGGGAAGCCACCAACCTTACCGATTTTGGGATGACCACTGGAAAGGGGATCGCAATGGCTTTGGTGTTCGGATAATAACTTCAGGAGTAAAATGGCTAATCCAAATATTGTAAATCTGACAGCCCTTTATGGCAAAACAGAGATGATCAACCTAACCACCACTTCTGCAACTCAAGTGGTTAGTAATGCTTCAGCTTCCGGCACAGTTTTGAAAATCAATTCCATTTATGTCGCCAATGTCGATGGCAGCAATAGCGCAGACATTACCATTTCAATGTATTCAGCCGCAGCCCTTGGAGGTACAGCTTATCCAATAGTGTCCACTGTTTCGATTCCTGCCGATTCTTCACTAGTTGTGGTGGAGCGAAATTCTGGAATTTATATCACAGAAGACCGCAGCATTGGGGCCACAGCCAGTGCTGCCAATGACTTAATGATCATCTGTAGCTATGAAGAAATTAGCTAATGGCTAGACACAACGGCAGTTTAATTGGTGCGCTGAATCGTCCAACTTCTGCAAATTTTAGCGGAATCACCACAATAAACGGTAAACGTCAGCAGGCAATGAAAAACCAAGCTGGACGGATTGGCGTTTTTGATTTTGCAGAGCGTTTATTTTTTAACAAGGGCTTGGTCTCATTGCCTGAAATGAGACAACTCAAGCAGGAAAGCAATTGGCCTACAGTGCAGTCGAGCGTTCAGTATCTTGTTGTAGCCGGAGGGGGAGGCTCTGCTTATGGTGGAGGTGGTGCTGGTGGTTTATTAGAAGGAAGTGCGTCTGTAAATATCCATGAAACTCTTACAATCGATGTTGGATCTGGGGGGCAAGGCTACAACGTAGTATCTCAGCCTAACATTGATGGAGAAAATGGTGAAAACAGCTCCATTGCTGAATTGTCCCTAACCGCAATTGGTGGTGGTGGTGGCAGCTATGGTGGCGCTGGAAGTGCTGGTGGTTCTGGTGGAGGAGGTGGATATAATTTCAGCGTTGTCTCAGGAGGCAGCGGAACCAGTGGGCAAGGCAATGCTGGTGGAAGTGGAGGCGTAGGTGTTAATGACGCCAGAACTGGTGGTGGTGGTGGCGCTGGAAGTGCTGGTGGCAATCCCAGCGCCTCAGTTATGGGTTCGGGTGGCGATGGTGTCGAATCTTCAATAACCGGATCAGCCGTATATTATGCTGGTGGGGGAGGTGGAACAGCCAGAGGAGGCTCTGGAGAT